CGCAGCGCGCGGAAAACATGGCCTTCATCGCTGACGGCAAAAATCGCGCTAAGGTTCGAGCGTGAGGCAAGCTGCAAGATCACCTCCATCAGCACGCGTTTCGGGAAAAGCCCATGGCAGGCACGGGTAGCCTGCTTAATCACCTCCCGTGAAACATGACGACGTGGACCCTGAAGGCCGCCGATCACCAGCACCGTACGGCCGTTACTGCGTGCGACACAGAACGTCAGGCTGGCAAGCAGCGTATTGTCATTGTCGTGCAGCCAAAGCGTGCTTTCGCCTTCGCGTTCGGCCTTACCTGCGGACGAGGCGTGGACGGTATAGATTTCGCCGTTTTTTGCCTCGAACCGGACAACCGGCACCTCTTGCGGGCTGGTCAGCGCGTGGGCGAGGGCGATGTTTTTCAGACTATCAATCCACTGATAGTGGCTGATGATAGCATCGGCCCGATCGTTTGAGTTCAGGCCGCGCATCAGATACTGGCGGTGAGTTTTGCTCGGCAAGGTAATTTGAGAGGTGAGCAGCCTGTCGAAATCATCGCGCCCGGACAGGGCCTCCAGCATGCGATGGGTGGAGGACCAGAATAAAAGCGAGCGTAGAAGGAACTTTAACCGGTAATCACGTTTGTGCCAGATTGGGCCGGGAACGCGTTTTC